ACTACTTCACATTATAATACAAGAATTGAAAAACTTGTAAAACTTTTGAAAAAAAGAACCAATGCTCTTACTGAATTATTTTCTGCAATAAATTCATACAATCCAATCGGTGATGCAAATCTGCCAAATGTTGCGGCAAAAATAGCAACAATCAAAAACATGAATTTCAATGCTTTCATTGTTTCAGATGCAATAAAACAAGCAGCTACTGAAATTTTATCTAAACGTAGAAAAATGGATAGACTAACAGTTAAAATACCTGATTATGACATTAAAGGAGTTTTAAATAGGATAATATCAAATAGAAAATGATGGTTGTAATTTAGATGGTATGCAATCAATGAAAAATCCTTTTTCATTTTCTTGTATGTTGTTTATTTGCCACCATCTTTTTTGCATATCTTGTGGGTAAATTATTGTATCAAGTGAAAAATTAGTATAAGTTGTAAACAATTTCATTGTTAGGTCAAAAGATTCAATAACAATTATTTCAACAGTGAAAGTATCTGAGTATTCGATCTTTCTATTAGCGTCTCCATATAAATCATCAATTTTTTCTTTGACTTTTGCAATTAAGCAATGAGCAATAGTTTTTTTAAATTTAGATTTTGTTTCAGGTTTTTGTTCAATTGTTTTTGTAGGCTCAACAATATTCACATTATTTTTTTCTATTATTTCATCTTTTTCTTTTATTTCAACTTTAGTTTCTTCTATAATTTTTGATTTTATTTCTTCCGATTTTTTGGTTGTAAAATCTAAAACATTGTTTAAATTTTGTTCATTTTTATCTATAATTGAACAATTTGCCAGTAATTTCATGTTATAAGTCTTATAGTTTTTCCATAAGTCTTGTTGCAGCATAATTTTGTTTGGTGCTGAAAATTTATAAATAGAACCATCTTTTTTGTAAATAGTCATGACTACTATAATATATAACACAAACACTTAATTAGGAGAATCAAATGGCTTTAGTTGTTCCGAATGTTGGCGAAGTTAAACTTTTAAGTTACATGTTGAACATAATTGCACCGCCAAATACAGTTTTGCATCTTTATTCAAACAATCTTACACCTTCAGCAACTTCTGTATATGCAGATTGCACTGAAGTTTCAGCAAGTGGTTATGCTGCTGTCACATTAACTTCTGCGACTTGGACTGTTGCAACAAGTGCTGGTGTTGCTACTGCTTCATATCCAGAAATAACATTTACTTTTAGCACAAGTGCTACTGTTTATGGTTATTATGTTACAGACACATCAACAAACCTTTTGTGGCTTGAAAGATTTACTGCTGCACCTTTCCAATTACCTGGAAGTGGTGGACAGATTTTGATTACATCAACAATTTCTCTTAATAGCTGTGCATAAGGAATTGCATGACAATATACAGGCCTGATGGCAAACCATACAATCCAACCGGCTCATTACAACAGTTTGATGATGGTTTGCCGGAAAGAGATCTGTTTAACAAGTGGGATGAGGAATCCATCAGGCTTGGCGGAAGCCCATTATTTTATTATGAGCTTTTTATTGATATTAACAACATTGATCCACTTTATGTTGAGAGCAGAGCAAAAATATACAGTAAGAATCCCATTCAATTATGGTGTGTTTACGAACCAATTCCATCTCAAAACATGCAAACAGCTTTTGGAATTGATAGTCCAGATGAAATGACATTTGAATTAAATTACAAAGCAGTTTTGAGAGATCTTGGTTACGCTCCCAAAATTGGAAGCAGATTAAAAACTCCTTTTCTTAATGAAGACTGGGTAGTTATAGAAAGAAAGCTTGGAGAGTTTAAACTTTACAATGCATTAAGACTGCAACTAATTTGTCAAAGATTCCAAGAAGATGATATTTCTGGGTCTTCTGTTGGCGAAAACAAGAATGCTGATTTTAAAATTATTTAATTAATTCTACATAAATTAACGAGGAGAAACTATGAAATCATTTTTTGAGATGTATCAAATTCTACAAGCTAAGAAACTTTTTGAACAAGATGGTGCTGATGGCGGTGGTGTCAGCATGGGTGGTGGTGATGGTGGAATGGATATGGGCAACGCCCCCGGTGGCGTTGATCTTGGCACAAATGGCCAAGCAGGCGGTTTGAAACCACAAAATCAAGTTCCTACTGATCAACAAAACACAATGGATCAGATGAATATGGGTGATGATGATTCACAATTATCAGAACCAGTTGGCGCTGCTTCTAAGAGCGAACAAAAAGAAAAAGTTGGAGAAATCAAAGGATTGCTTGAAGACATCATGGCATCTGCTAAATCAGGTCAGCCACTTGATGATGAAACTACACAAAAGTTAAAACAAGCTTTAGATCAAGTTTCCGAATTTCACGATTCAATGGAAAGTGATGAGGAAGAAGAAGGAGAAGAAGGAGAAGAAGGAGAAGAAGGTGGCGAAGAAAAACCAGAAGAAGGTTCTGAATCTGCTGGTGGCGATATGGGCGGTATGGATATGTCAGGTATGGATATGTCAGGTATGGGCGGTGGCGCTCCTCAAGGTGGTGGCGCACAAGCACCACAAGGTGGACAGCCTGCTGGTGGCGGTAACACACAAATGCCTTCTATGAATTTCGGTATGTAATTAAACGAAATCAATCCATTAATAAACTCTTCCTTAAACAGGAAGAGTTTATTTTTTAGGTTTCTTACATCCAAACAATTTAAGTTTTCTTTTAAGAGCAGTTTTTTCTGCTCCATTTTTAAATTGAGATAAAAATTTGTCAACAGCTTCTATTCCATGTTTTTCAAATATGTTTTTTATTTGTTTATATTTATCATCAAATTCTTTTCCGTTTGAATCTTTCCAAATATTTTTTGAATATTTTTTCCTATTAGAAAAAATTAAAGTGTTTCTCTGATTTCTTTCTGCCTCAAGGTCTTTCGTCATTTTTTCAATTGAATAATCTACTTTCCTTGGCAAAACCAACATTTGAGCATACGGTTTGCCCTTTTGAAATACATGCGTGTGTCCTTCTGGAGGAGCTTTAAATACTACAAAGAAAATGCTTGACCACCATTCTGATTGAATATGACCCGGAACTACCCAAGGAGTGGAATATGTTGGATCTGTATAAAAACTTGGATGTGGCTCAAGTCTAATTATATGATCTTTAGGACAATGTATATCAAGTGATGATGTCATACCATAATGATCTTCTGCAAATGCTCCAAAAGGTGGTATATCGTCATACTTAACTCCCATTAAATCTTCTTTTTCCCATTCGCCTTCAAATAAAATTTTTCCATTTTTCTTTGTCACATAAGTTGTTGTGTCAAAAGAATAAAGCAACTCGACACCATATGTACTTCCTTCAACAAATGGTATGCAATGCAAAGGTTTCGCAACGCTTCCATTGGTGTGATCTGTTGCATCTCCAGCCCATCCGGGAATATGAATAGCACAACGGCGAGGTGGAATGCACTTGCCGTAGGTTCTGTAATTAATTTGGATCTTGTTGGAAGATTTGCTGCTCATAATTTTAATATAGAAAAAATAACTCAATTTAAAACTATATAAAATCATGCTACCCATAGGACCAGATCCAAATTCATACAAAAACAATTCACAACCATGCCCAGATTTATCTCCTTTGGGAAGAACTAACAATGAAGATGGGCCTCCGGGATTTATATGTAATGAAAAACCAGATAATCAAAATGATGTAAACACAAAAGGTGTAGAAGATTGGCTTAACGATAATCTTGTCCAGAACTTAGGCAATGGCGCTGCTAATAACAACGATCCTATGCAAGCTGGCAAAATTGTCAACGATATTGATGGTCAGCCAGATCAAAATACAGTTTATCGATATAGCAAGTCAATCAGAGGAACAGATGAAGGAGTAATGGATTTATTTAGAAATATTGTCATAATTGACGAAGATGGAAAAGCAAATAAAGTTCCAGTAATTTGGGGAACACAAGAAAGAGCAGTAGCTGCAATTTTACAACAAAATGTTAGAAAAGATGAAACACTAGTTGTTGATAGAATAAAATTACCAATGCTTGCTATTAGTTCAACTGGATTTTCTTTTGATGCAAACAGATACACATATCATCAAGCTTTAAGATATTTAAATGCATATACAGGATCTTCTGTAGGTCAGCCAAATTTACCACAAAATAAATCCACTGTGTTTGGAGTGTCAAGAGGCATTCCAATTAATGTTGAATACACTCTTTATGCTTGGACTATGCAACTTGAAGACATGAATCAAATTTTAGAACAGATAGTTACAAAATTTAGTCTTGTTGCATACATAAAAGTTAGAGGAGTTTTGCAAGATGTTATTGTCAAATTGGATTCAATTGCCAACAACCTTGAAACCGAACCGGGTGATCAAGCTTTAAGGGTAATTAAATTTCAATTTGGTTTGACAGCAGAGACATATGTTCCTATGCCTATCAAGCGTTATGATTCGTTGATCAAGGTATTTAAGGGAGACATAGTTGATGATGTTGAATTTGACTCGGTAACAAGTGTATTAGGTAGAATAAGAGAAACAGGCGGCGCTTAAAATGATTGAAATTAGGAATCTCAAAAAATTTCCAGTTCAGCTTATTATTAAGAGCAAAAAAAGAATAAGGCAATTCACTGTTCTTAACATACCTGGATTAGGAAAAGAAAAAAATATATTTTATCTTGAAGATGAAAGACATACTGAATATATAGATAGAGCAGAAAAAGATGGATTAATAATAACTAGAAGAATATCCAATATTTCAAACGAAGGAGAAAAGTAAATGGCTATCCTAAGAGGTTTTCCACCAAGCAACACAATCAGTCCTTCAGTTAGAATTTCTGAAGTTGATTTGACCCTTATTTCACCAACAACCACTTTTCACAGAATTGGTATTATTGGTTTTGCAAGTAAAGGTCCAATTAATACACCAACAAGCGTTACCAGTCTTACCGACTTGGCTACAAAATTTGGTAATCCTCACCCAGATCAAGGTGACCCTTACCTAATTTACGCAGCTCAACAAGCACTGCGAGTTTCAAACGATGTTGTTATCGTTCGTGTTGCTGACGTTGATCCAACAAGTGGAACACAGGCTACATCTGCGGAAATTGAAATTCCAGCAGCTGGCGGTGTTGTAGACATTATTGGTGCAACTATTGGCACTTTTGTGTTTGCTAACGATGGTTATTTCTCTTGGAGACTTAACGGGATTACTGCTAGCAAAGTTCTAGTAGTTCCTGCT